ATAATTTAGATTTATGTTCTTCTGTTAATTCTATATTTTTCATAATTTTTAATTTTAGTTAATATTGAGGTTGAGGTGGGAATTGAACTCACTACCTTCTGATTAATCGTCAGACACTCTACCAATGAGCTACTCAACCACCATTAAATTTTATTGCTATAAGCTGTAACCTGTTTCATTTATCGATTTAATCGTAATGCCCTCCGAACTTATATTAATAACATCATTTCTTAGTTATAAACAATATATTTAATTATTTATTTATTACCAAATACTAGTAGTAGTTTTAGTTTCTGTACCTTCACCGTCAGCTTTTGGAGCATCTGCTTCAGGGCGTTCTAAAATATCTGTATTACTTGGTTTCAATCTATCAAAACTAGCATTTGGTTTTTGAATAAAATTAAACATTCTTAAACCTAAGTATTTAGATGGTTTTGCAGTATATCCGTAAGATACGAACACATCTACTTTTTTACCATCTGCATTTTCTTTAATAACTTTAAATAATGTATTTAATGCATCAACATATCCATTTACTTCAGGATATACAAAATCTTCAGCAATTACTGCATCTGCAATAGATTTAACACGTTGATATGTCATATTTTGACGTTTTTCATCATCTTCTGAATTAATGTAAAATCCTTGATTAATTGGCATACCACCTGATTCATCAGATACTATAACTTTATAATCTGGATAACTATCTGGTTCATCAATCTTTCTTTTCTCAACAGTTACATTAACTCCTACAGCTTTTCCTGCTATTCCGTTATTAAATACGGCTGATCCTGCTTCTTTTTTATTTAAATCGAACATATTCTTTCTATCTTTTTATTAATTTATTGGCTTATATTATAAGTTTTTTATTAGAGAAACTTATAAAACTCTATGTTTTAATAAAGTTTTATTATTCTATAAAAATCTTACTCCAGTCAATAGTTAATTTACCATCTTTATCTGATTCAATAACTGTAATTTTTTGATCTTTTAAATGTTCACTTCGACTTCCACAAATAAGTGAATCTGAAGGTTGAAAATTAACAATTGTTTTATTATCTTCTCGATATACATAACCAATTGCATCGACTTGTGAACAGAGAATTGCTGCAGATTTACCTATCAGATCTAATCCTCTTTCTGTCATTTCTTTACCTTCTTTTTCTACAAACTTGTCTTTTAAATGTCCTAGAATGATTAATGTTTCAAAACATTCTTCTAATTCTTCTAAAACAATCCATAAAGCTTTACGTGTATATTGATAACCAGCTCCATTTGGAAGCGTTGTAACATCATCTCCTTGCCAATTACGACCTTGTGGAGTTTGAATATACAATTTATTAGCTAACAACAATACGTGATCCTCTAAAGCAGTCACAGTATCTATTGCTCCATATTTATAAATAAATTTACCAGCTTCTTTATTTGCAGTTTTAATTTTTGAAATTACTTCTTTTAAAGCTGCAATTGGTGAAATATCGTTTTGTTTTGCAATATCAAGGACATTAATTTTCATTGCATTTACAAATTCTGAACCATTTTCTAAATCAATAAGTAAACAGTTATCTAAAGCGCTTAACATTTCTGTTTTTCCAACTTTAGGTTTACTGAATAAAATTAATTTTTTAGGATTCACTCTTGTAGCTTTAATTTTTGAACTTGGTAGTTCTATCATATTTAATTTATTTATTTGTTAATTATTAACAAAGATATAAATCATTTTTAGATATTTTTAATTATTTTTAATTATTTTTAATTTACATCTTCTATTTTACATTGTAAAAATAACTTCATTTCTTTTTTAGTATATTTCAACAACATTTCTTTAGTTTTTGGAATTATATTTGCATATACAAAACTATGATTACCATAATTCCAACTATTTTCATTTTCTACATTATTTTTAATACAAGTCATCATAAATTCAAGATAATCTAAATTTTTTGGTTTAGATTTACAAATATCTATAAAAAATTGTTCATTATTAAAACTTTGATTTCTGTACCATAATATTCTAATAAAATTGAGTAATAATAAATTTGAATAATGATTTTTTAATAATTTATATCTAATATAAATTTTATCACCTATCATTATAAATTTACAAGGTGTAATTTTATTAATTAAATATATAATTCTTTTACGTTGTGGAGTTGTAATTTCAGGTTGAATATAATCATCAATATAAATGTAATCTTTAGTTTTAATATCTAATATTATCTCTTTATTTTTATTATTATAAAATATTTTTTTATTTAATCCTGCCCAACAAGAATTATTGATATTTTGAACTAATTTATTATCTTGTAAATGATAAATAAAACATCTGTAATCTCTCATTTTTAATATTTTTTCATTATTTTTTAATATTTTTCATAAATTCATAAACTTCTTTAATTTTAGGATCATTTGGTAAAGGTAATTCCTTAAAATAATTTACTGCTCCGTCAAAATATAATGGACAAATAGTTCCAGCTCCACCATCACGAGATATTATAATTTCAACAAATCTTATATTATCTTTAAATTTTGTAATATCATATCCTAAATATTCAGGTATTTTGTGCTTAAAAGGGTTAAAAATACCAATCATCATATTACAATCTCTAGCAATTAGTTTATTATCTCCAAGATTAGCTACTGAAGGTCTTAATGCACCTGCTTTTTTATGTTCAATATTTTCTCCAGCTATAGCTTGTTGAATAACTACAATGGGTATATAATTAAATCTGTTTCTAAGTTTAATTAAATAATCTGATGATAATAAAGAAATACTTTCGTGTAAAGACAACTGTGTTCCATTTAGCTTTTGGGGGCTTATTAAACCAATATGATCTATAATAATCATAACATATTCTTCAGGATCATTAGGTTCATATCTATCTTCAACTTTAGTTGTTTCACCTTTTATTACAATATCTCTATAATAAACAGTTCCATTAGCTAATGCATATTTACGAACTAAATCATAGATTCCAGTTGCATGTCTAATATCATCTACAAATTCAACAATTTCTTCAATTTTATCAAAATACTTTTGATATTTAGATATAATTTCTAAAATTTCTAAACTTAATACTTTTTTAGCGTGTGTAGATTTTAAATCTGTTGGAGCAATTCTTAAACCTTCTTTTATATAAAGTATATTTGCAAAACAAGCTAACATTTTTTCCTCTTTAGAAAGTTCTAAACTAAAATAAAATATTTTTAATCTTATATCAAGTTTATCATCAATTATTTGTTTAATTGTATTAAATACAAATAACCAATCTGTAAGTTGAGTTTTAGCTGCTTTAGATTGAGCTGTAATTTGATAATATTTACCTTGTTCAATACCCGGAGAACTTTCTTCAAATCTTGGTAATCCCCAAGGAATACAGTTTACTTTACCACTTAAAATTCTCTCTCTTTTATTTACAATATTTTCATATACTCTAGAAAATAAAGATTTATTTTCTTTATCCATTTTATATTTTAATATCTTCTTTTGTTAATCCTATTAAAGTTATGATATTATCAAATGAATATTTACCTTCACCATATTCATTTATTTTTAAATCTGATTTATTATATCTAGCACAATATTTGATAATTCCACTTTTATTTAAACCATGATTTAGTACCCATTTTTTAGCACTATCACAAAGTACAAAAGATAAATTATCATCTTTATCTAAAAACTTTTTTATAGTTTTAGCTATAACTTTATCTGAAACTCTAAAATATGTTTTACTTATTAATACAATATCATCAAAACTTCTATATTTACTACTTTTACATTGTAATTTTTTAAATTCAGAATCCAGATATGTAGTATTTATAGTATATTTTTCAAAATAGCTACCATTTAATTTAAATACTTTATATAAAAATGTATATAATGTATCTTTAGGTTCTCTAACTATATCTTTTATATATAACTTCATTAATTATCTAAATTAGATTTATAAAATCCCCATAATTTAATTTCATTACCGCTATTAGGATTCTTTTCAGGTTCTGTGTTAAAATCTGATATTTCATTTAAAATATCAACAACTTCTTCATCTAAACCATCATTATTAATATTACAAGACATTAAATAAATTCCACCATTGAAATTATCATTTGATTTAATTTTAATATAGTTTTTAAAATGTTGTTTAATTATAGCTTTTGTTAATAATTCTAAATCTTCTTCAGAAGTTTCTTCTGTTTCTGAAATTATTTCATAAATTTCCTCTATTTGATCACTAATATTAGTTACATTTTTAATTCCACAACTAAAATTATCATCATTATCTAAAATATTTAAATAATTATTAATTATAACTTTTTGATTATTAAAATCAATATAAGTTGTATTTTTATCATCACTAACAATACTATCAATTAAATCTTGTTCAGTTCTAACAATAACTGGTTCTGGTTCAGCAATAACTTCGTCTTCAACTTCTTTAAATAAGTCTTTATAATATCTAACAGTTTTATTACTATCGTTAATAATCATTACAGTTTCACCTTCATCAATAACAATTTGATAATTGTTACCTTCTGTAAGTTTATAATTTTTTGGATTTATACAAATCAATTCTTTCATTTTTGTTTCTTTTTAATATTTTATAATTTATCTTTAATTTCATTATAATCAGCTAAACTATAACCATCTACACCTTTCTTAGTATAATGATTTTTTATACTATATTTAGAAATCCATTCTGCAGAAGTATTTGGGACATATTTTACAACTACTTTTTGAATTTTATCACACCATACTAATATCACTGATTTATCTTCTTCAATTAATTCAAATAAGATTTTAACCATTGCTTTCATTGATGTGGCAGGAAATCTAGACTTAGTTAATTCCCATAATTCTGTAATACTACGACTAGCACCATCAATATTTTCACCTTTACCATTACATTGAACAATAGTAAATTCTGTATCTTCATAAGAAGAAACTTTTTTACCTGTTAAAAACTTTTTAATGAAGTTCTTACGAGTTTTAGTTTTAGGTACGTCTATTTCTTTAACGTATATCATTTTTCAAAAGTTTTTTCTAATATATATTCTAAAACACCATCTTTAATTTGAGTTACATAAACTACTAACCAACCTTCTTCTAATTTCTCAGATAATAATGAATATGGTTTAGCTGATCCAGTACATTCCGTTCTAACTATAAATTGTTTTTTCATAATTTTTTAATATTTTTTAAATTTTTCATATAAATAATCTACTAAATGTAATTCTACATTAAATGTTAATAAAAAATCATTTAATTGTTCATCCTGTATTAATATTTTATTTGCTAAATGTGTCATACAAAATTCAAACCAATGAATATATATAATTGTATTAGATTTTAAAGGAATTGTTTTTTCAAACATTATATAATCTTTAATTCCATCATAATTATCTTCAATTTCTAAATCAATTTTAGTATATTCAGGAAACAATACTTTACACATTTCTAATAATTTAGATTTATGTTCTTCTGTTAATTCTATATT